ACAGATATATCAAAAAGAGTTGGGTATGGAAACGACACAGGATTTGTTAGATCAGATTGCAAATGGTGGTGATGATGATTTAGATAGTTTAGAGGATATGAAAGATCCAGATACCTATCATTGACATGGAGATTATATTATGGGTTTGATGCCAATATATTATACGACTACCAAACTGAGTGGTAGAAGAAAGGTTTCTGTTCGTGAGAGAAGGTTGAGAGAGAATCATGAGAAATGGTTAAAGACTATGGGTATAGATAAGCCTTGGAAACCAAAGAAAGAGGTGTTAAAATTAGCGAGCGAAAAAAAGGAGAGATATTCGAGTGTAGGGAATGGTATCGGTAATGGTTTTGTTAAGACTTCTTCTGTGTTAAGTGGTGAGTATATCATAGGTCAAGCATACAACAAAGGTAATCTAGTTGTGTTAAGTAAAGAGGACGCAAAGGACGAGAGTACTGGAAAGAGAAGATGACAAGAGAAGTCAGACTCAGCACAGTAGGTTTAATTGAACGTGTTGAAGGTCATGATGTATTCAAAAAATATATGTTGAATTACATTGATGATAAACCCCTAAACAGATTGATTGAAAGAAACACTGATGTGTCACATACTGATTGGGATGAGAGTGGTAACGAGAATAGAGAATATGTAAACAAATTTACATCACTCATAAGTTATAACATGAAGACTATAACGAATAGATTGTCTTTGTCTTACATGGATATAACTGATGTGTGGTTTCAACAATACTCAAGAAACGCGGAACATTCATGGCATGGTCATTTCGGAAGTGACTGGGCTGGTATCTATTATGTTGAGATGCCTAATGAAAAAGATAAAACATTATTGTGGGATTATCATTCATCTAAGATAGTGGATGATATAGATTTACATGAGGGTGATATGTTTGTGTTTCCATCAACTATTTTACATTGTTCACCACTCAATATTACTGACATAAGAAAAACAGTTATTTCATTTAATATGAAAGTAGGAGATGTTACAAGACTTTACTAAACAATTCGTAAAGTATGTCGTTTATATAAATAGATAGAACAAAGGATAGAGAGATGCAAATAGGTACAGTTACAAATCAGTACATCAATAACTACCACTATCAAGGTGTGCAACAAGCAAATCAACAATCTATAACAAGAGAGATTGAGGATTTATCAGACACACGACTTATGGAATATAGACAAGAACAACAACGTGAACAACACAGATGGTTAGCATATATTATGATGATGCAGTTTTTTGCTAAGAACCAGATGTGGAATTTGTTAGATCAAATGCGTATCCAGAGGACTCTCAACATCACTGCCTGATGGGCAGATTTACTAAAAAAGAAGTAGACTATTTACCAGACGGGCCTATCATGTCTTGTCTGAGAGAACCACAACTTATGGTTGCAGAGTGGCGTGAGAGAAGTGCATTCTCTAAAAACTTACAACACAACAATGATATTAACAGAGAGTGGAGAAAGAAACTCTCTAAGACAGTTTGTTGTGGACGATATATAAAAGAATGCAAATAGAAAAATATTATGAACCCTTTCCATACATTATCATAGATGATTATTATGAGAAAGATGAACTAAGTCTTATCTGGGAAGAACTTGAGTTTTTGACTCATCCACAAAAATTACGCCGTGCAACTAAAGAAAGTGGTGGAGCTCAGAAAGATGGTAAACTACTTAAATATAACTATCACAGATACTTAGATAATTTATATGAAGATAGAAATATGTCTAACATATTATCTGTGAATAGAAAGTTGTTTGACCAAGATATATTTAAAACAAATGAAAGTTGGTTTTTCCAAAACGTAACAAATACCATAAACATGGATTTCACTCAAGTGGGATACTATGAGAATAATGATGAGTATGGGTTACACCATGATCATTCAGTTGTAACTTCTTTAACTTGGTTGTACAAAGAACCAAAAAAATTCACAGGCGGTGATTTGTATATCGGTGATAGTGAAATAAAAATTGAGTGTGTAAATAATAGAACATTAGTATTTCCATCAATGATAAAACACAAAGTGAATACCATCCACATGAAAGAAGAACATTTAAATCAAAGACTTGGTAGATATTGTATATCTCAGTTTGCATTGACATCAATATATAAACCATGATATTTAATTATATTGTATATACATCACTTCTTATTATTGTGACACAATTGTTATACATTGGAAACAAATTAGAAAAGATAACATGGCAAGAGTATTATGTTATATGGGGAATAATTTTATATACATTGTTTAGTTAACTATTTTTCTCTAAGTCGTTATTATAAATAGTATTGCGAGTTAGAGAGAGGTACGTTTAATGATTGATCCAGTAACAGCACTAGGTGTTGCAACCACAGCGTTCAACGCAATCAAGACAGGTTTCCAAGCAGGGAGAGATGTTGAGGGTATGGCAGGCGACCTATCCAGATGGATGGGTGCAGTCAGTGACATCAAGAAGGCAGAAGAATACAACCAAAAACCACCATTGTTTAAAAAACTATTTGCGGCTGGTTCTGTAGAAGAGGAGGCGTTGCAAACACTTATGGCAAAAAAGAAAACTGAGGATATGAGAGATCAGCTCAAGAATATTATTATGTTTTCCAGAGGTCATGGTGCTTGGGAGGAGCTTTTGAGAACTGAAGGCGAGATTAGAAAAAAACGACAGAAGATGATTTATGACCAAGAGGAACGATGGAGAAAAATCTGGGAGTGGGTTGGTCTTGGTTTTCTAGGAGTGGTGGTTACAGGTTTTATCGTGTTTCTCTTTTATCTTTATCTATCCACAAGAGGTTACATCTAAGTGTTAGACGTAATAGAGTATTTTATCGAATACTTTGATATGTATTATTATCTTTTTGTGCCTTGGGATTTTCACAATACAGTATGGGTTATACTTGGTCTTATATGGTATCTAAACAGATTGAACACACGATATGTCATTTCAGAAAAAACACAAACATCTTTCTACTATCCAGATATTTAATATCTATGCGTGGGTAATCGTATATCTAACAATTTTCGCACAACCACTTCTTGCAGAAAAGAATCGTTATGGTCAAGAAGAAAAACACCCCAACATCATACAATGTTTTTCATGTTACCTAAAGAAGTTTTCTGATTGGACTTGGGAACAAGAGAAACGATTAGGTAAACGTGAAGACCCTAAGTATATAACCTGTCGAAGATACAAAAGAGTTCAAGCAAAGAACGGACAACAAGTCTGCATCTACAAAGGTGCAAACAACACTTACACATTAGTTGTCGAAGGCCAGTGTCCGAGTGAATATCGTTGTAAGTATGACCCACATGGAAAAGAACCAAACATAGATAGTGTGGTGGATTCTCTTAACGACTCATTCAAAAAGAAGTAATAAATAACTCGTAAGGAGTTTATTTATGCAAAACTTTATGGGTATGGATGGTTTCGTCTGGTTTACTGGAGTCGTAGAAGATAGAGGTGACCCATCAAAACTTGGTCGTGTAAGAGTTCGTTGTGTAGGACATCATACAGACGATAAGAATAAAATACCAACAGCAGATCTGCCTTGGGCTCATGTCATGCACCCTGTTACAGACCCATCTATGAATGGTATGGGTCATACTCCATCATTCATGGTTGAGGGAACATGGGTGATTGGTTTCTTTATGGATGCAGAAGATAAACAACAACCTGTTATTATAGGAACACTACCTGGCGTTCCAGATGAAAAACCCAACCCATCAAAAGGTTTTTATGACCCAAATGGTGTTTATCCCAAATCAGATTTCCTAGATGAGTCAGATACCAATCGTCTTGCAAGAGGTGAAACAGACAATACTATCGTCCCTTTGAAAAAGAGCAGTAGACTAAAAAATATAACACTCGCAGATGGAACAGAGTGGGATGAACCAGAAACAACTTATGATGCAAAATATCCAAGTAATCATGTGTTCGAGTCTGAAGCTGGACATATAGTAGAACTTGATGACACATCTGGTGCAGAGAGATTGCATGAGTATTCTAGTTCTGGTACGTTCTATGAGATAGATAAAGATGGAAATAGACACGCAAGAGTTATTGGTGATAACAAAGAAATAATAAATGGCAGTAACTTCAATTTTACACAAAAAGATTTCAACCTCACAGTCGCTGGAACTCTCAACATTAAATGTAAAAATTTAAATATAGAGGTTGAAGAAGATTACATAGATGAGATTGAGGGAGATAGAATAAGTTATATTCTAGGACAAAAGACTTTAGATATTACAGGTGCAGTTACAGAAAACTATGGTTCTACCATTACTCGTTCTGTAAGTGGTATCACAACAAACAATCATGATGCAAATGTTTTAAATTATATTGATGGTGACTTTGAAGTTCATACATCAGCTGCAGTTGATATATTTGCAAAGACCACAGTAAATATTGATACTGCATCTTTTGATGTTGATGCAGAAACAGTTGCAACCATAACTTCTGCAACATCAACAATCAATGGTTCTACAGCTGCAAATCTAAGAGGTGCGACTATAGATATAAGCGATACCTCTGTAGGATCTCCATCTGTTACTGACCCA